GCTTTCAAGAATCGTATTATTAACGGTGCGATGATGATTGACCAGCGTAATGCTGGGGCTAGTGTAAACCCAACTGATGGACAATATACATTAGATAGATGGCAAATACAAAGGTCGCAAGCATCAAAACTTACTGTTCAGCAAAATGCTGGTTCAGTAACTCCACAAGTTGGATTTAAAAATTATTTAGGTATTACATCATCTAGTGCATATACTGTATTAAGTACTGATTATTTCATGCTTACTCAATATATTGAAGGATTTAATATTGCTGATTTGGCATGGGGAACTGCAAATGCTAAAACAGTTACTTTATCATTTCAAGTATATAGCTCTCTTACAGGAACATTTGGTGGGGCATTAAGAAATTCTGGTGGAGCTAGAGCATATCCATTTAGTTATGCAATTCCAGTAGCCAATACGTGGACTTCTATTTCAATAACTATTTCTGGCGATACATCTGGAACTTGGGCAACTGGAAATACTACAGGCATAGAAGTAGATTTTGGATTGGGAGTTGGAACTACTTATAGTAATACTGCAGGAGCTTGGGTAGCTGGCGCATATTTTTCTGCCACAGGCGCAACAAGCGTAGTCGGCACTAACGGTGCTACCTTCTACATCACAGGCGTTCAACTAGAAAAAGGCTCTACAGCTACATCATTTGACTATAGACCTTATGGGACGGAGTTAGCTTTGTGTCAGAGGTATTATCAAGCAGGTACAGAACCATTTACCTACTTGGATACTTTGACAGGTACAACAGCCTACGGAGATATTCAATTTGTAGTTCCGATGCGAACAGCACCAACGACTGTATATTCAAACTGGACATATTGGAGTGGTACTTCAAGCGCTTCTTGCACGGTCAGCCAAAACAATACACAAGCAGATAGGACAAGTTTTGCTGCTTCAGGTATGACTAGCTTTAGAGGTTGGCGAGGCGGTGGTACTTGGACAGCAACGGCAGAATTATAGGAGTAATTATGTATAAGCAAATTAAAAACATGGATGGCATCGTAAATTGCGTTAAACGTCTATCAGACAACGCCTTCATCCCATTTGACCCTGCTAACACAGACTACCAAGCATATCTAAAATGGCTTGACGAAGGCAACACACCATTGGCTGCTGACGCAACCGAACCAGCTGCTGAGGTTTAAGAATGACACCTGAAGAACAAAAAGAACTTCATAAAGAAGCTATTAAGGAAGCTATTTCTGAGTGGCTAGATAAACAGTTTATAGCTGTTGGTAGATGGACTCTTAAGGGTATTTCTGCAGCAGCTTTAGCTGTTCTATTTTATCTGTATGCAGCAGCTCATGGTTGGGTAATTAAATTCTAATGGTTAACTCAAGAAGCCTTACTGATTTGCATCCTAAAGTAGCAGCTCTTTGTAGTGAATTCATTAACAGTTGTAAGAAACAAAACATTGATATTCTTATAACTTCTACTTATAGAGATGGAGCTAGTCAGAATGCTTTGTATGCACAAGGCCGTACCATCCCTGGAAAGAAGGTAACAAATGCTAAGGCTGGTCAGTCTTTTCATAATTGGAGAGTCGCTTTTGATTTCGTTCCTCTTGTTAATGGCAAAGCTGTTTGGAGCGATGTAGCTCTATTTACTAAATGTGGTGAGATTGCTGAGTCTGTAGGACTAGAGTGGGCAGGTCGTTGGGTTAAGTTTAAAGAATTAGCTCACTGTCAGTATACTGGGGGTTTAACTCTCCATGACTTTCAACAAGGAAAAACACTTTGATAGAAAAGAAATGGTACAAGTCTAAGCTACTATGGTTCAACTTTTTTGTTGGCATAGCTGCAGCGATTGAAGCTTCTTTTAGCATTGTCGAAGGTTACTTTGATCCCAAGGTATACTTTGGACTTGTGTGCTTAGTTTCAGGTATCAACATGGCTTTACGTTTCATTTCAAATTCAAAGCTTATTAAATAAAAGGACTATAGATGGCTACGTCAGGAACCACTACCTATAGCGTAACTCGTAATGAGATTATCTCAGCATCACTACGTTTACTAGGTGTTTTAGAAGAAGGCGCTGTGCCTAATGCTGCTGCTATTGAAAATGCAAGCATGGTTCTAAACTTGTTGATTAAAGACTGGATGACAGATGGTATTAAACTATGGACTGTCAACGAGATTGTATTACCTTTAGTTGACAATCAAACTAGTTATACTCTAGGTGAAGATTCTACTAATGATCTAGTTACTCCTAGACCTCTTCGCATTATTCAAGCTATTCTACGTAATGAGTCTGTAAATCCTACAGTAGATATGCCTATGACTATTGTTTCAGAACAAGAGTACAATATCTTAGGTTCTAAAAAGTCTCAAGGTAACGTTAATACTGTTATGTACAAACCTTATGTAACTCATGGGGTTCTTAAAGTATTCTTGACACCTAACCAACAAGTAGCTCAAGACTATACATTACATCTTAATGTACAACGTCCTATTGAAGATATCACTAGCTCTAATCAAACGTTTGACTTTCCTCAAGAATGGTATCAAGCTCTTCGTTGGGGCTTAGCTTCAGAATTATCTGCTGACTATGGTCTTGACTTACAAAGAGCTGCCTTGGTTATTCAAAGAGCTGAGATGTACAAAGAGAGGTTAATGGCATGGGATGTGGAGAATGCAAGTACTTTCTTCCAACCAGATGCTCGTTCTTACAATCCTAAATTTAGGTAAGATATGACAACCACAACTCTTCGCCTCCCAATGCAATACCCAGTGGAGTTTCGTAGTAGCTCTACTAATAAAGGTTCTAAGATGGTCAACTGCTATATTGAGCAGGATGGCAATACTATGTATGCCGTTAAAAGACCAGGACTTCCTTACGCAGACATTGCTTTCCCTGCTGGTATTGCTCAAGGTATTTATTCATTTCAAGGCTATCTTGTAGCTATTGTTGATAATACTTTTTATAGAGTAACAGGAACTACCTATACTGTTGCAGGTACACTTACAGGCAATACAACTCCTTGCTACTTTAGTAAAACACTTGGAGATACTGTTTTATTTATCCATAAGGATGATAAAGCCTATACTTACAATGGAACTACTTTTGCAGAGTTAAGATCAGATCAAGTATCTATTATTAACATGACTGCAGGTGGTACAGGTTATATTGGCTTACCAACAGTTACTTTTACAGCTCCAGGTACTGGTACTACTGCTACTGGTGTAGCTTACACTAACTCTGGTGGTTCTGTTTTATCAGTGACTTTAAACCCATCATCACCTGGTTATACCTATGCTAACATCACTTTCTCTGCTCCTCAAGTAGCTGGAGGTGTTACTGCTACTGGTGTGTTAACAGTGTCAGGAGGGTTCATTGATAGTCTCACTATTACTAATCCAGGGTCTGGGTATACTAGTCCTCCTACTGTCACTATTACTGGGGATGGAGGTGGATGTACTGCTTCTGATATTCAAATCACTGGATACACCGTGGATGGTATTACTATTACTGATCCTGGTAGTGGTTACGTTAGTGCTCCTACCATCACAATAGGCACTCCTTGGCAGGCAACTACTGCATATACTAAGTATCAACAAATCTATTATGGTGGTCAGTTATACACAGTAACTGTAGCAGGTACAACAGGATCTACTGGTCCAACCCATACTAGTGGCTCTGCTACAAATGGTACAGCTACTTTAACTTGGGCAGGTATTCCAGCAACAGCAACCTGTTTGCTTAATGGTTTTCCTGTAGGTATTCCTATTTGTCCTGGTGCTGCCTATCTAGATGGTTATACATTTATTATGACCACTGATGGTAAGATTTGGAACTCAGAACCTAATAACCCAACTAGCTGGGATGCACTTAACTATATTACTGCAGAAGCTGAGCCTGATAGAGGTATTGCTCTAGCTAAACACTTTAACTACTTGTTAGCTTTTGGTGAGTGGTCTACAGAGTTCTTCTATGATGCTGGTCAAGTAACAGGTTCTCCATTACTACCTAACCCTACAATGCGTATTGAGTTTGGTTGTGCTAATGGTGACTCAGTAGTTGCTATGGAACAAACTGTAGTATGGGTAGGTAAAGGTCAGAACACAGGTAGAGTTGTTTTAATGCTTGATGGTACTCGCCCTGTTCAAATGTCAGATGCAAGTATTGAACGTATTCTAAATAATTCTTCACTACAGAATGTAAGAGCATATTCACTTAAGATTTCAGGACACTTCTTTTATGTTCTTAATCTTTTAGATGATGACTTAACATTAGTATTAGATGTAAAATCTAAGCAATGGTGTATTTGGACGTCTTTTGTTAATGGACAAGAGACTTATTTTGATGGTGTTTTTTACACTTCTCACAATAATGAGCATTTTACACTTGACAACATCGACGGAAAGGTGTATAATATTAGTGAAACACAGTATCATGATGAGACTGGTCCTATTCAAATGAGAATTAGAACTAATCTTATTGATGCTGATTCCACTAAACGTAAGTTTGTATCTCGCTTAGAGATCATTGGAGATAAAGTCTCTGCTATCTTACGTGTCCGTCATACGGATGATGACTATCAAAACTGGTCTCCATACCGTAATGTCAATCTTAACGACCCCAGAAGTGTACTTTATCAGAATGGTCAATTTAGACGAAGAGCTTACGAGTTCTTTATGACTGATGATGTACCTCTGCGTTTACAGGCGTGTGAAATCGATGTCGAGCCAGGATCTGCTTAGGGCAGTTTACAAAGCACATGAAGGATATTGCAAATATAGAGATGTAACTTTTGACGAGTTTCGTAGAGAGTTTAATTCCTATGTTGTATATCCTTTATATTCAAAAGAAGAGGTTGTTGGTGCATTTCTAATTAACAGAAATGAAATCCATATGTCAGCTACTAAAGGTTTTAATACCAAGAAAGCTTACAATGAAGTATGGAAACCTCTTACTGAACAGTACCTTGAGCTTTATACAGCAGTGTTCAAGGATAACAAAAAAGGTTTGGCCTTTGTCAAACATGCTGGATTTGAGCAAGTATACGAAGATGACAAACTTATATATTTAAGGAAACAAAATGGGCGGAGCAGTTAAAGCTGTAGGCAAAGCAATTGGTAGCGTAGGTAAAGCTGTTGGTAGCGTTATCTCTGGTGTTGCTAAAACAGTAGGTAGTATTACTAAATCATTAGGTCCTGTAGGTACATTAGCCGCAGTGGCTGGTGGTGCTTACATGATGAATCCAGGTATGTTCGGAGCAGCTACAACCACTGCTGGTGCGGGTGCTGGATATGGTTCGGCTGCTGCTTTTGAATCGGCTATGGGTTTAAATACTGCCTATAATGCCGTTAATACCTATGCAGGTCTTGGTGCAGCTTTAGGTAGTGCCGCAGGTACTGTTGGTGATATGGGTTTAGTGTACAACTCTGCAACAGGTACTTGGTTAAATCCTAGTTACTATGTAGGTACTTCTACTCCTTTAGCTGCTTATACAGGCACTGGTAACTTCTTAAGCAACGTAGCTACAGGTACAACTAACTTAGTTAAGAACATTGGTTCTAGCCTAGGTAGTCTAAATGAAGCCACAGGTGGTGTAGGTTCTATTTCTAACCTTAGCCGTTTAGTTCAAATTGGTTCAGGTATCTATGGCTTAGGTAATACAGGTCAAACTCCTGAACAAGCTCAAAATGCTACTGACCCTTATGCTCCTTACCGTGCAGAGGCAGCTCGTAAACTTAACATGTTGATGGAAAATCCTAACATGGTTTATGGTATGCCTGGTTATAACTTTGCTCAGAAAGAAGCAGCTAAACAAATTCAACGTCAAGCTGCAGCAACTGGCACAGGTGTATCAGGTGCAACTTTAGCATCACTACAAACTCAAGGTGCTAAGACAGCTCAAGATTGGTTTAACAACTATGTAACAATGTTGGCACAACAATCTGGTGCTAATGTATCTCCAGCAGCAGGTGGTGAGGCTTATGCTAATACACAAGCTTACAATGATAAAATGAAGACAGCGGCTATCCAAAACATTATGCAAGGTGCTGCGGGTCTTAACTTAGGTGGTTTCTTCGGATAAGGATTAAAAATGGCAATTGGTGCTCTAACCCCATGGTATGACGTTGAAGCTGGTGCTCAAAAGGTAAAGATGAATGAGCAGGTTATTCAAGAAAACGCTATGAAGCTTGATGAAATGCATCAGGCAATTCAAAAGAAACGTGAGATTGAAGAACTAGCTAAACAAGTAGCTGCTGAACAAGCACAGCAAGGTCCTAATAGTCTACCTCCTAATCAACTACCTAGAGGCTTTATGCCAGGAGAACAAGGTGGTATTCCTAATCAGGCTAATATGATTCCTGTAGGATTACAACAAGCTCCTACTGAAGTTCCTACTTCTCCTTTTGGTACTACTGAACAAACAGGTGTTATGGGTGGAATGCAAGAGCAGCCTACTCAAAAAGCCCCTGAGGAGTCTCATCCTCTTCTTAGACAAGCCGAGATTGCTCGTAAGGCTAATGATGAGCATGAAGCTCTACGTAATAATATTGCTCAGAACTACAACTTGATGAAGCGTTTACGTGAGAAGGGTTTTGTTGATGAAGCTAATAAACTAGCTAATTCTACTCTAGACCTTGAAACTAAAGCTAATAAGGCAGAGCAAACTAACCTTGAAGCTCAAGATAAGATTTTAGATCACATTGGTTCTGTAGCTACAGCTGCTGCTAACGCTATTGCTAATGCTAAAACACCTCAACAAGCTGCTAATGCTCGTGCTATGCTTTATATGCAAGCTCAACAACTTCCAGATATGGACATTTCTGATATGATGCAAATGTCTGATGCTGATCTTGTTTCTGCTCTACGTCAAGTATCAAGTGCTACTCTTTCAGGTAAAGAACAAATCTCATTACGTAAACAAGAGATGGCTATTGCTGCTGCAAGTGAACGTGCTAAACAACGTGATCAACTAGCTCGTGATCAACTTGCATCTAAAGAACGTCATCAAGCAGCTAGTCGTGAACTTCGAGAAGACAAACTCAACTTCGAGAAGAATAAGTTTGGTTACAAAGAACTTACCGAAAAGTATGACAAACAAATTAAAACTTGGGAAAATGAGAAGAACAGTCTTGATAAAGACATCTCTGGCCTTGAGAAATCTCTACTCGAGTTACAAAAAGGTAACATGTTCTATACTGCGTCTGGTAAGCCAATGTCTTCTGATGATCCTGAAGTGTTGGAAAAAGAAGCTAACTTATTGGCTGATGCTATTGAAGCTAAGCGTAAAGAAAAAGAAGATCTAACTTCTAATATTGATGACTTGTCTAAACAACGTATGTCATTATCACCAAGTGGCAAACAAGAAGCTCCTACTCAAGCAACTGAATCTACTCAACCTAAAGAGTTTAATGAAAAAGTAGGTTATAGATTTGTTAAAGGAGCTGATCCACGTGATATTGCTGCTTATAACAAGATGATGTCTGCTGCTAAAACTAGGGAGGAGAAGTTAGCAATTCAGAAGAAAGCTTTTGAATTTGGACTAGTGGAGCCTAAATAATGGCACAATCCTTTGCTGACTTTGCTTCAGGGGTTTCTGAGACCCCTACCTATTCTTCCAACGTAACCAAGTTCCTTGACTTTCTTAGTGAAGCTGAGGGTGCTGACTATGGAACTATTGTTGGTGGATCTACATTTAAAGACTTCTCCAAGCATCCTGGAGTTGTAGGCCTCACTACGCCTGAAGGTCCTAGTACTGCTGCTGGTCGTTATCAAATTACTAAGTCTACCTATGACACTTATGCTAAGAAGCTAGGTGTATCTGACTTCTCTCCTCAAACTCAAGACAAAATTGCTTACTCTATTCTAGAAGATAAAGGAGCACTTAAAGATGTTGAGTCTGGTGATTATGAATCTGCTATCAATAAACTAGGAGGAACTTGGGCCTCTCTCCCTTCTAGTACATATAACCAACCTAAACGTAGTTGGGAATGGACTCGTTCTAAACTTGGTACTAAATCTAAACAAAGCTTCTCTGATTATGCAGCTGGAGCTTTTGCTGACTCTGTTAAAGAAGAACCTTCTCAAGAAACAAATTGGGTAGGTACTGGTCCTAAGATGTCTTTCAGTGAGTACATGAAGTCTGGCTTTGCTGGTAGATTTATCAGTGGTGCTCTTAAGGGTGATAGTGCCCTAATGAAGCAAGCAGATGATGCTGTTATTGCTAAGTTTGGTGAGGATATCAAAAAGAATCCTAAGAAATATCATCAAGAGTTTACAGATGCATATAGACATCTTAAAGATGTAGAAGCTGAACAGATTAAAGCTGAACAAGAAGCTAACCCTACTCCTTCTTTTAGTCAATCTATTAAAGAGTTTGGTTCAGAACTTGTTAAGCATCCAGTACAAACAGCAGGTAACTTAATCTATGAATTAGGTAAAGATCCAGAGTTATTACTCTTTGGAGGTACTGCTGCGCCTAAAACTCTTGAAGCTGCTGCTGTTACTGGTAGAGCTGCTAAACTAGCTAAGACTACTGCAGAGATTGGTAAGACTGCAGCTAAAGCTGGTGGTACAGGTATTGTTTTAGAGACTGCTGGGGAACTTGGGGATCAACGGGGAATAGATCTTCAGCGTATCTTTAATACAGGGGCTACTTTTGCTACATTAGGTGCTGGCCTGCACTTAGTTGGCAAGGGAGGTAAGGCTGTTTATGAAGCTGGTAAAGGTAAACCAGAGACTCCTAATCTTGATAAGGTTATGGATGATTTGAATACTCAAGAAGCTGAAATAACAGGCGAGCCTCAGGTAGCTGAACCTGTACAACAAGAACTCTTTGATCAAGAGGTTAATAAAGACTTAGCTGAGAATCCTTCTCTTAAAGCTGCTGGTGATGTGTTTGGTACTAGCGAAGCTGCTAGAACTCCTATTGAAGCTGTTAAACGTACCATTAATGAACTTAAGATTAATGAGCGTGCTGCTAAGCTATGGAGAGCTGCTTTAGAGAAAGCTGTTCCTGATCAAGCTATTCGTGAGCGTATGACTATGGCTATTGAAGCTGACAGACCTTACGATAAGTTACTTACTGATGTTGAGAAAGCTGATACTATTAGTAAGCTAGAGACAGCTGCTAGTAGACTAGAGGCTAAGACTTTTGGTGATGATGTTAATGCACAAGCAGAGAATGCTGCTAAGCTTAAACGTATTAAGTATGTTATTGACAAACTAAAATCAATCCCTTCTGAAGAACATGCAATGCCTATCTTAAAAGAAGTGCAAAGCAAACTAGCAGAGATCGGGGAAAAAGCTAAGACTGAAGGGTTGATTGATCAGTTACGTAATAACTATATTACCCATGCATTGAACTTTACTGAAAGTGCTCTTAGCAAAGAACAAATTAATACTTTAATGAGTAGACTCTTTAGTGAGCCTAAGGAAAGTCGCTTTGTTCGAGACTTTACACAACATCGTATTTACAGGTCTATCCGTGAATTAGAGGATCGTATCCGTCAGTATGGTGATGAGATGGGTATTGATGTTACTGGGGTTAAGGTAGAACGTGATGTAGCTAAGATTGCTGAGATTTATCAAAAAGCAATGATGAAAGCTGTGTTAGAGCGTCGTCTACTTAACTTCCTTGAAACACAGAAAACTACTGGTAAGATGGGTCAAGAGCTACCTTTAGTAACTCGTGATGCTGAACTAGCGTTTAAGAACAAGTATCAATTCTTTGAAGGTCGTGGTTCAGAGGCCCTTAATGGTTATGCTATTCACCCTGACTTAGTTGCTCCATTAAAGTTCTTGTATCGTCAAACAGACCCTAATCTACTTATGAGAGCTATGGGTTCTGTATCTATGCTTTCTAAGTTCCTTAACACTATTGGTTCTCTTTTCCATGCTACATCATTGTTAGTAGCTAGAACTACATCTACTCCAGCAACTATGATCCGTGAGATCTTTACTGCAGGTAGAGGTACTCGTATGGCTTTAGAAGAACTAGAGCACAATGGTGCTTCTGAAGGTGTAGAACTAGCTATGCGTAATGGCTTAGAGATTGCTACAGAAGACGTACAAAAGTCTATTGTTTCTGACTTAGGCAACACAGTAGATAAAATGTTTGGTGAAGCTCGTGTAGCTCGTCGTGTAACAGATCCATTAGAACATTTGTTTATTCAAAAGATGAATCGTTTTACTTGGGATTATATGCACGCTGCTGGTAAACTACATCTATTTCAAACTTGGTTCACTAAGATTAAGACACAACACCCAG